TATCATCACCAGCAAATATCTGTTCGAGTCTATTTACACAATGTCTATTACCTTCATATGCATAGACTTTTTTTGCACCATATTGTAATGCTTGATAACAAAGTATACCAGAACCTGCACCCAAGTCTATAAAAGTCTTATCTTTTACGTTATCTTTTATCCAATTCTCGTATGCATTAGTGCGATACCATTCTAGTAAACAGTATTCTGTTGGTAGGATTTCATCTAAGATGTCATCATCATGTAATTGTACTTTCATTTATTCTTCTTCAGAAACTTTTGTAACTCCGATGTTGATCCAACATATAAATGATTATGTTGTGTTCCTATTTTCTGTTCTTCACTCTCAACATCTTTGACTTTCTTTTGTAAATCTATAAGTTTTTCGGCAGTATCTGCCACTGTTTTAATAAGTTGCCCTGCAACTTCATATGCTCTAGGGTGTTCTGTTTCTTTTGATAGTTCTAAGATACCATCGATAGCATCTTGTCCTCTCTCTACAAGATTATAGAGATTCTCTCTAGCATATCTGTAATCAGTTTCTACATTGTCTGTTCTAGCAGGAACTTTCTTGACTACTTCTGCTGTTTCTTTTTTGATTGTTGATTCGATACCCATGATATCATTCAACTTCTGATCTACTTTATCATTCATAATATTTAACTAGCATCTGTTACTTTGTCTTCAGCAAATGTTGAAGATGCACCATCATCATAGAAGGTAACATTTTCAGCAACAACAAACGTATCGTTTGCATCTACTGATCCGACAAATTTCAACGTCTTCTCTGTTGCTAATGTAACCGCGGCACTTAGTACCATCGATTTCTTATCAGTTGCAATACTACTAATTGTTGGATTAGTTGTATTACCTGTGTCGAAGACTTCGTCACCAACACTTATACTACTATTTATTGCAGTATCAAATGTTACAGTAGAGTTGTTATTTACTGCGTTGGCAACGGCCGCAAATGCTGGTTCATAATGTTTCACTTCTTTAACTAGTCCTGCTGAGTCAATTTGCGTTGTAGTAAACTGACCAAGAGCACTTGATACATAATCTCTTTCAATAACGTTCTTGATAATCTTACCTGTATAAACAGGTCCGAAGAAGTATGTTTTCATTGTGAAGTCTAGAGTATATTCGATCACTCTTCGATCTTCGAAACTGCCTTCATATTGATCATCGTAACTTATACCAGTTAAAACAATAGGTACATCACGATTGTCGGACAGATCGTCAATCATTTTCATTGTAACAGTATACTCTGGTTGAAAGTATGGAAGTATTTGCTCTACTATTTGAAGAGCATCGTTTTGATTTTTTGCTAATATGCTAAGTGTAAAATTTAGATCATATGGTGCTGGTGCATATTGAAACTTTCTATTTGCATTGTCTGACTCCATAGAAGTCTTAGCATTTCTAATTAATTTGTTTTGTTGTCTTTGTGCATCGTAATTAAAACCTGTAAGTTCGAATGACATACGAGGTAAACTGATAGCACTTCTCATGTTATCTGATAAGTTTGGTTCTTCTGCAAGACGATCTATAAATCTTTGCGATGGTCCATATGATATAGGCACTTTGACTATTGTTAATACAGTGCCGTCTGCTTTTGTTTTTTTGATATCAATATTATTAAACATGGTACCAAAAACTGATACACATCTTTTTATTGTTTCATTGTAAAAATAAGTTCCGAACATTATGGTTCTCCAAACGGATTCGTTTCAGATAGATCAAGATAATTTGCATCGTTTTGTTCGAACTCTAAGTTGTCTGCTTGTGGATCATTTTCCATTGTTAAGACATTGTCTATTGAAGATATATCGTAGTCTGCTCCTGAGACTGCACCAACTAACTTATCGTTTGCTTGTAGTGTTGTTGTCAAGTCTTTCAGTTTAAGTGTACCACCTGATCCAATTGCTTTCCAACTTACTACTTCACCAACAACTGTTCCTGATAAAGTTACATCTTCGTTTACTGCATAAGTTCCAGAACCACCAGTTTTCATTGACATTGTAGTAATGTATGCTTGTTCATCTTCGATCTGATCGATTCGAGCAATATCTGTATCAAAGTCTTCACCACTATATTCAAATAACTCACATTGTAATTTGAATACAAATAGTTTTCCAACTTGATAAAATGGGTCTTCATGTTCTACAAATTTAATTTCAAACAATGATCCTGATAGTGGAAAATAAATTAGATCGCCTTCATTAGGTCTAAGTGAAGATGCTAGATTGCTGTCCAATGATATGAATCTTTCCCATGATCTGAGAGAGAGTACAAACGTTGCTGAGTCTCTAACTTGTACCCCAAACTTAGACATGAGATCACCTTCGCCTTCATATCCTTCTGTATTTTCAATATACATTTCAACTGAGTATGCATCACCATATCTAGATTGTACGTCTTCATTGAAGATAGTATCTTCTTCGATAATCTCTCTTGGTAAATAAAATACTTCATGGCCGTAAATTCTTAACGACTCAACAACTAAATCTTCATATAGGTGTTGTTCAGTTTGCACTGCATGATTAAAAAATACATTTGTTGGCATAATTAACCTATCATGTCAAGAACTGGCATCTCATGATTCAGTCTTGATTCTTCTTCTAATCTTGTAATTTCCTCTTGCGCCTCTGTTTTAATTTGACTAGCATCGAGTTCGACACCACCTGGCAATTGTATTCCAGAGAACTTGGACAAGTTTTCACCCCACTGATATTTAACCAGTGCTGTAGCATATCGTTTTAACCACATATCATTGAACACATCTGTAAATGTATTTGGATCTATTTTACGATAACACTCTATGATAATAAACTCATCATTGTTTATTTCATCAACTGCCATATCTAGATATAATCTATTCATGTGTTGATTATATCTAATTGGTTGACGACCAACTAACACTCTATCTAAGAGACTTATGTGTTGTTGTACTTGTTCATAATACAATATATTTGTAGATGTAAGATCATATAGATCATTCAATCTTAATTGATATCTAAGATCAAACATATTGAGATTATTTTTATCATTGAAAGGGAATATGTTAACAACTGCTGTTACAAACTCTGGTAATACAACATAGTTTTTTTGTTGTAAATGTTGCTCGTCTGTATAGTCATGAGTACCAGCGGCGTTCTCTGTGAACGTCTCGTTAGTTTTCATTGTTGTTTTTTTGCTTTCACTGATCTTATGCTTAAGATATACTTTCATTGTACCATCGTAATGGTATGTGTAGAAGTATTGTAATGCTTCATCTACTCTATCATCTAATTGATCATCATCAACATTGATTTCTAGAACAGGTGCACCAAGTTTTCTCTTAATATACTCTTTTAATGATGCTTTTGAATTTGGTTCTGCCATAGTAGTATTCCTGTCTGTTACTACTATTTATGTAGATATTAATCTTGAAAATAAGTTTTAGTCTGAAGTCTATCTAATTTTTCGTCAATTCTTTCCATTGTAGAGATTAGTTTCTCTAAATCTTTCTCCAATTGCTCTCTAGTAACATACTCTCTAGCAATTTCTTCTCTAGTTTTGTTAACTAAAATATCTAAACGTTTTTGTTCTGCTAGTAATGAACGTACCAAGAACCCTGCAGGTACAATTACGACAGTTATTATGATGTCCCACAAGACGTGTGGATCTATTGATATTACTTCCATGACAAGTATTTATATTTTTAACTTGTAGTCTGAGGTAATTTCGAAGTGTAAATTTTGATTATCTTCGATAAAGTTTGCATGATTGTTATCTGATTCAACATTTAAGTTGAACGATATCGAATATCTATCTTTATCAGTTGGATTAGGTTCGACCATATGCATCAGACCACTTGGGAAAAGATGTAGATCGCCTGTTTTAGGACTCATTGAAAATGATTCATTAAGTTTTGGAGCATGTGGAAAGACACCTGCAATTTTATTATCTTTATCGATGAACTGTATTTGACCTTCATCACCATCTCCTTTTATATAAAGAACACCAGAATAGAAACAACCATTATGTAAATGTGGTCTATTGTATGCTCCCTTATCATTTATATTTGCCCATGAATTATGCATATGAGTTTTAAATGTATTGGGTTTAAGTCCTAGAAATGGCATCATCTCATCATCAACTGTTCTTCGTATTGCTCTTATGGCCTTAACAAACATTGGATTTGTATCGCAACCATCTATTGATTGCCAACCAGATCCAGCATTTGATACTCTACGACCTACAGGATCACGTTTTCTCATTCCATCTATTTCATTCTTTAAACAATCAAAATAATCAGCAGACATTGTGGGATCTATACCAGAATCTTTGCCTAGAAACTCTCTAGTAAAAACAAAGTTTGGAAACATTATATGTACACTCATTCTTCTTCCTTTTTATGAAATGGACATTCAGGTGGTGGTCCATCTCCTTCTTTTGATTCTTTAAAATTTCTATTTTTATTTACCCAATATCCTTCTCTTCTATATGGTCCCATTTCTAATGGGTCTAATTCTTTCTCATCATAACCACGTCTTGCCCATGTATCCATAGAATCATATTCTTCGTTACTTAAATGTGCTGTTGCTGTTCTATTTTCATGTGCCGTTTTTGCATCTTGCCATTGATATGATGCATTCCATTGTTCTCTTTTAAATGGTAATATTTGAAGTATGGGCGTACCTTTCTTAATTGTAAATGATTCTCTTACTTTAGGATATAAGATAATCTGAGCATTATCTTGATTGTTCTTAAATCTATCAGTGTCAATGATGCCTTGCCAGACACAGAAAGCACGTCCAGTGAAGAGAAAAGGGTCTAGAAATAGTACAGAGTAACCAGGTGGTGTCTGAATGTTCCACGGGTTTCTAAACTTAAATGCATCTTTGAGACCTTCATGTTCTACATTCTCAAATAGATTTAACATTTGTTCAGCAGGGTGTGACGGTGAAGCATAATTGCCATCATCGTTAACAGTACCCCAGTTTCTATTATCTGTATTCTTAACTCTTTCATCACCATTTGCGATATAGATATCTCTGTTTGCTAATATATAATAACCAGATTTAGTCCAATCGTCCATTGCAGGACATGCCCTTATAGTTTGAACGAAATCTCCTGCCATTCCCATTTCTACTTTTGCAGTTTTCCACCATTCAGGCATAACTGATCTTGCTAGTACTGGTTTAAAGTACTTTAGAGTATCAGCATTGTTAGTTACAAAGTTTATAGTTGGCATAATTCTACCTCATCACCTCTTAGAACAACTGATTTTCTATCGGCATATCTTGCCCTTTTGTTTGGTCCATCTGCACCATGACAAATTCTTCCATCAAACATTAATATTCTATTTGGTACAAAGTCTACTTCACCTATTTGATGATTCTTAATATGATCATCTCTACCATCTAAACCCCACTGAGGACTATCATAGAATCTTAATTTACCACCCCAGTGTGGATTCCAAAACTTATTATAATAATATAAGAAAGATAAATTGTAATCATCGTCTTCAGCACAATCCATATGTGTTGTACCATGTTGATCATGTGTTTGACTATTACAACCCATGTATTGAAATCTTTTCCATCTGAAACCAAAGTCTACTTGTATTTTTTCGTTCAATGCTTTCATTATAAGATTCGATGGTAGATGATCATGTTCCATTGACATTTCTGGTCCACGAAAGAAACTTGTTCCCCAAAACTGATGATGTGGTAAACCTGTTGGACTACTACCGTGCACAGAATTACATTTTGCCCAGATCATAGCACCAGATATTGTATGATCAATATAATGATGTAGAACTGTGGGTAAGTAATTATCAATTACATAAACTCTATCTAAAGGTAATTCAGTGACCTTGATTGGTTTATCAATGTGCTCGATCTTTAAAGACATACTATTTTAAAAGTTGTCTCATTGGTCCTGGTATTGCAGATATGTAATCTTCGTATGGTTTGAGAGTATCTTCTCTAGTCATTTTGATTTCGTCTGCTACACCTACATAGGTTTGCCATACTACGTCAGCATATTCTAATACATCTCTAGCATCACTTCTATATGGGTGATTTGATCCTTCTCTTCCTGCGTAAACTACTTCCATTAAATCATTGAAACCTGTATCACTACATTGAGTATTGATAAACTCTTTACATGCATGATTCAGATTATTCAGATATTGGGTATTTAGATTTACATCAGAAGGTGGTTCTGAGTTTGCAATGTATGTTTCAATAGCATCGCACTCTTCTGCTGTTAATTTAATTTGTTCTTGTTCTTGCCAATCTACACCATCTTTCCATTGTAAAATCTTAACTTCAATATCATCATAGACTATGACATCATATTCAAAACCAAGTTCTGGTTTATCAGTGTTGTCGAATCTATATTCTAATCCGTTAGGTTTACGTATAATTAGATTGCCACTCTCATCGTATATAAACATATTCATAATAATATTATTCTCCTGTTGACTTTCATTATATCACAATTGGTTGGATTAATCAACCATGTAATCATATATGTCTAACATATTTATTTCACTTGTATTCATGTCTTTTATCCATGGTC